TATTAAGGAGGTTGGAAAATGCAAATGACCTTGGACGGTTTCAATGATTATTATGGTCCCAACGAGGGCTTGCAGGAACGCGCCACCAAGGAGCTTATCGAGAGTTTCGTGGGCGATAGGCAGCTTGATCCTAACGCCAAGTACGTGTGCAAGACCATGATCAACATTGCCCGCAATTTCGACGCGCTGAACGTCAAAGGACGCGACACGAGCCGTGTCATGGCCCAGCTCTTGGCGTGGTACCAGGAATTGAAAACCGAGTTTCAGTCAAGGCAGGAAATCGACCCCGCTCTTGCCAGTCTGCTGGAAGAGGCACAGGCATGACGCCATTGCGCGGCGGCACCCAGCGAAACCCGGATCGCCGCACCGACGGGCCTATAGTCGCCAAGTTCGCCCGGTTGCTTGGCACGCCTCTGCTGCCATGGCAACGGCTGGTGGCCGACGTGGCGGGTGAAATAGACCCGGACACAGGCACTTACTTCTATGACACGGTGATATTGAGCACACCGAGACAGTGTGGAAAAAGCACGCTTGTGGACGCGGTGGACACGCGCAACTCGCAGTGGGGACCAGATCGTTTCATCTATTATTTGGCGCAGACGGGCAAGGACGCGGGCGACCACTTCAAGAAATATCTGAAAACGCTCGGCAGCTCGCCGCTTGCCGCAATAACCACACGGCCGTATCTCGGCGCGGGCGACTTGCGCCAGCCGTTCGCCAATGGCAGCGTGATAATGCCAAAGAGCGTTACCAAGGTTGCGGGGCACGGCGTCCAAGGCGACAAAATCACGTTGGACGAGGCGTTTTCGTTGTCCGAGGAAACCGGAAACACCATTTTGGATGGCTTCATGCCGACCATGGCGACAAGGCTTAAGGCCACCGGCGTGCAGCCGCAACTATGGATAACCAGCACCGAGGGAACGGCAGAATCGACGTTCTTCAACCGTAGACTTGACGCTTGCAGGGCTGGCGAACAGTCGCGCCGCACGTGTTGGTTCGACTTCGGGTTGCCAGCCGACGAAGATCCGGAGAATCTGGACAGCATCATGCGCTATCATCCAGCCGCCGGACTCTTGTGGAACAAGGCGCAGTTGGCCGACTTCCGCGAACAGTTCCAGGGCAACCCGGCAGGTTGGGCGCGCGCGTTCGGCAACCGTCGGGACGAGGGTATAACCGACAGGGCGATAGACGAGGCGTTGTGGGCGGCTACGGTAACGGCACCGGTGACGCCCGGCGACTTGGACGGCCGGCCGGTGGTGTTCGGCGTCGCGGTGGACGTGGACGGGACGCACACGAGCGTTTCGGCTGGCATCGCCAACAATGACGGCACCATAACGGTGCAATTGCTGAGAATCTTGGACGGCACCGGGTACGCGCCGACCGAACTCACCCGCTTGTGCTCGAAGTACGGCGCTCCGGTGGTGATCGACGCGCGCGGCACCGCCGCCGATTTGTCCGACCGGTTGCGCCACATGACCGACGACGCGGGCGACCCGCTGCTGCGGTTCGTGGACATGGACGCGGGCGACTACCTGACCACCGGACAAAGTTTCGTTGCCGGCTTGGCTAACCACGCGATAACCCACGCGGCAGACCCCGAGTTGGACGCCAGCGCCGCGAACTCGGCGCGCAAATGGGCCGGCGACGCATGGCGCGTGAGCCGACGAGGAAGCACCGGCCTAACGTCACCGTTGGAAAGCTGCATGTTGGCGGCTTGGGGAGCCGCCCACAGGCCTGAGGAAACGGGGCCGCTGCAAATCTACTAACCGGCGTCGCGTGGCGGCATTATGCGGCATTATGCGGCGTTGGGCGGCGGGCTTGTGGCGGGCTTGGCGCTTGGCGGTGATACTTGGCCGCATGAACATTTGGGAGCGTATGAGAATGGCGGGCCGCGTGCTGACGCGCGGTGCCGACGCGGATATGCCGGACGGCATCAAGCCGCCCGCACGATTGGGGGACTGCGACCCGCTGAGCCTCTCAACCGTGTTTCGTGGCGTGCAAGTGCTGCAAACCGCCATCACCGGTTTGCCCATCAATGAAATCAGGGGAGGCGTGAAGCTCGACACGGTTTCCTCCATCGTGCTTCAGCCGGACGTGAACCGCAGCCGCCGCGACTTCCTCGCGGACATGGTGGCAAGCATGGTATTGGACGGGAACGCTTTCGTGCGATTGGTGCGTTTCGATGGCGAAGTGGTCTCTTGCGAGGTGCTTCCACCATCCCTCGTGACCGTGAGCGACGACGGCAACGACCCGGCCGCGCCCAAGCTCCGCTATAGCTATCTGGGCCATGATTACACGGCCGACCAGATCGTTCATTGCAAGTTTTTGAACGTACCGGGCCGGTTACGTGGGCTTGGGCCAATCTCGGCGGCACGTGAGGAGGTGGAGGCCGCGCAGATGGCCCGCACCTACAAGGCCAAGTTCTATAGCGACGGTAGCAACCTCAAGGGCTATTTGCAGACGGAGGAAAAGGTGACTCCGCAGGTGGCCAAGGACGCCAAGGAGGCGTGGAAAGCCACGGGTGAGGCCGGCGACGTGAAGGTGCTCGGCTCGAAACTCAAATACGTGCCATTAGACATGAAACCGGCAGATTTGCAGTTTTTAGAGACTCAGAAGTTCGACACCACTCAGATCGCGCGGCTTCTAGGCATCCCGGCGAGCATCATGTTGGCGGCCGTTGACGGTAGCAACCTTACTTACTCGAATATCGAGCAAAGCTGGATTGAGTTCGCCGATTACACGTTGGCGGCTTATGCGGGCGAGATAGAGGAACTTTTCAACCGTTTGTTGCCAAGGGGCCGCACGGCCGCGTTCGACTGGGACAGCAGCCGGCGCGCCAACATGGCCGACCGGTTCAACGCCTACAAGACGGCGATAGAGGCCGGGTGGATGGACGTGAACGAGGTGCGCGCAAGGGAGGCGTTGCCGCCTCTCATCGCGGCACCGCAACCGGAACCACAGGAGCAGCCACAGGAACAGGAGACGCAGAATGAAGCATGAAATCGGGTTTAAGGGCGTGTGCCTGCGCGCGGCCGAAGAGGGCGACGGGCGCACGTTGGAGGGTGTGGCCGTGCCCTACGGCAGCGTCATCAGCACATGGGACGGTGCCGAGACATTCGACGCCGATTGTGTTTTCGACGACACGGACACGGCGAAGCTCTGCTATCAGCACGGTGAGCTTATCGGCCGCATCCTCGACGCGGAGCCACAAGACGACGGCTTGCATATCACGGCGCATATCAGCGACACGCAGCGCGGCCGGGACGTGGTGGCCCTGTTGCGTGACGGCGCGCTGGACTCGCTCAGCGTCGGATTCATGCCGATTGACGACGAGGTGGACAAGCAGGGCGTTACCCACCGCAGGCGCGTCCGATTGTTGGAGGTTTCGGTGGTGTCGTGGCCGGCCTACGAGGCCGCGAAGATCACTTCGCAGCGCAGCAGCGAAACTACCCACGAAAGCATGAGGGAAACCGGAAACCAGAAAGGAAACGAAATGGACCTCAACGAAATCAACGACAAGCTGAACGGCATCATGGACGAACAGCGCAGCATGAAAGCCGCCATTGCCAGGAACACCGACAGTGAGCCGGCCAAGGTCATGGGCGCTGAGTATCGCACGGCCGGCGACTATCTTCAGGCGCTCTACCGTGGCGACGAAGCGGCAGTGCAGCTCATGCACGAGTGCCGAGACCTCATCGCCACCGGCGACACTGGCAACAAGGTGGCATGGATTAGGGATGATTTGCGACTGATCGAGCAGCGCCGCAAGGTGACCAATATCCTCACCCACGACACGCTGCCTGACAAGGGCATGACGATGGAATACAACGTGGTGGCGTCCGACACCGCCACGGTGGACAAGCAGGAGAACGAGGGCGGCGCGTTGCAGTTCGGCAAGGTCACGTTCGGCACCAAGAGCGCAAGCATCGATACCCTCGGCGGCTACACCACGCTTTCACGCCAGACCATCGAGCGCAGCACCACGCCCATGCTCAACACCGCGCTGGCGGCGTTGCGCAACGCCTACGCCAAGGCCACTGAAAACAAGGTGCGGACGTTCCTGTATGACACCATCGCGGCTCAGCGCGACGCCGAGAAGGACGCTAACAAGATCGACGCACCGGCCCAACTGTCGGCAATGACCATCGACCAGTGGGCCATGCTGATCATGGACGCGGCGGAACTGGCCGACGACCGCAACGTGAGCCTTACCCGCCTGGGCGTTTCCAAGGACGTCATGGCCGCGCTTGTCAAGCTCAAGGACACCGGCAGCCGTTTCTTCGACCTCAGCAGAGACGGCAGCGACACGTTGGGCGACTTCGACCTTACGGGCATCGCGGGCAAGTTCCTGCGTGTCCCCGTGCAGATGCTGCCCAAGGCTCCGAACGGCACCGCGTGCTTCATCGACCCCGAGGCCGTGACCGTGTGGGAGTCCGGCGGCCCGACCCAGCTCAGCGACGGCGACCCGACCAAACTCACCGAAAACTACAGCGTCTACGGGTACATGGCCGTGGCTGCAACTCAGCCCTTGGGCCTCATCCCGGTGAAGTTCGCCACGGCATGATGATCGAGGACAACACCCTGCTGCAACGACTCCGCGACGAGGTGGGCGTCCCAGCCGGAGAGGAAGACCGGCTCACGGTCAAACTCTCGGCGGCGAAACAATACGTCTCGCACGCGGTCGGCGGAACCACTGTGGACGACGATCTGCTGGCCGACTGCATCGTCTCCTGCGCGGCCGACCTGTTCAACATGCGTGACGCCCGACTCGGCGTCATGGACGTTGGCGACGCGACCGTGGAACCATTCAGAATCTCCACCGACCCGCTCCGCTCGGTCTGGCCGAAACTCCGCGCCGCCGGCGTGCTGACCGGGGGAATGGTGATCGCATGAACAACATCCAGGAACAACGCGCCGCGCTGATGAACACGCTCGCCGACATGCTCGACGGGCTCGTGAGCAGCATCAGCATCGACGCCCAACTGGTACGCCCCGCCGCCGGCAAGGTGGCCGTGTTCATCGAACCCCCGGCCGTTGAATGGCCGTCATGGGGCCCGCCGGAACCGGTCTGGACTTTGGACGTCATCGCCGGCACGCCGGCCACGCAGCCATCCGCAGTCGATGACATCCTCACAGCGCTCGACAGACTCGCCGAACGTGGCCTGAACATCCAGAAGGCCACGCCCGCAACATGGAACCTCGCAGGAGCCGGCACGCTCGCGGCCTACCAGGTCGTGTTGAACGCTCTGGAAACCGAATAAGACAAGGAAAGGAAAACAATCATGGCTGGGAAGATCCGCACGCTCGGACCAGGCATCTTCAAAATCACCGACACCGCAAACGGCAGGGACTTCAGCGCCGACCTGACCAAGGCGCAGCTGAACCCCTCGAACAGCAGCGACGACCCGGTGACCTACTTGGACGGGTCCGAAGAGACCAACACGAACACCACATGGACCTTCGAGGGCACCGTGGGCGACGACTTCAGCGAGGACGGTCTGGCCGTCTGGCTCTTCGACCACAAGGGCGATACGCTGCCGGCCCAGTTCGTCCCGAACAAGACCGGCAAGATCCAGTGGACCTTCAACGTCACCATCGCGCCAATCGCCATCGGCGGCGACGTCAAATCGAAGAACACGAACGATCTGAGCTTCGCCGTCACGAACGTCGCCCACACGGCCTACTCGGGTGAGTGATGGCCGACAAGGCATTGATGGTCGTCGGCCAGAAACGCTTCGTGCAGACGATGCGCAAGGCCGGCGCGGACATGGACGACCTGGAGAAAGTGAACCGCGAGGCCGCGCAGATCGCACTGCCCGCCGTCCGCAACCTCGCCCCGCGAGGCAAGACCGGCCGGCTGGCCGGCAGCCTGCGTGTCGGAGCGACGAAACGCGCCGGCGTCATCCGCGCCGGCCGCAAGGCCGTGCCATACGCGGGCCCAATCAATTACGGCTGGCCGAAACGGCACATCCGGCCACGGCTCTTCGTCAACAACGGCGTCGCTTCCACCGAGAGCCAATGGCAAAAGGTCTACAAGGACTTCATCGACAAGACATTGAAGCAAGTGAAAGGAAAATAATGGCAACCACGAGAATCACCTACACCGACGGCAAGCATGAAATCGTCCCAATCACGATGCGCGCGACCTGCAAGGCCGAGGCGCACGCCATCGAGGCCGGATGGGGCCCCATCACCGAATCGCCGGTTAGGACCGGCGCATACGCCACTTACGCCGCTCTCCGCATGGCCGGCCGCAACCTCCCGGACTTCGACCATTGGCTCGACACCGTGGCGTCCTTCGACCTTGCGACAGCGACGGAGGAACCGGAAGAGGGAAACCCTACGGACTAGCCGCGTGGCCCCAAGACTCGCTCGGCCGTCTCTCGTTCCTCCTGGCAAGCCGTTTCGGCGGCACTCCATGGCAATGGAGGAACGAGGCCGACGAATTGGATTGGGGCACCGGACTGGCCGAACTGCTCAAGGAAGCGGAAGAAACACCGAAGGAGTGAACCATGGCGCACAGCGCGATCATGAGCGTGCGCATCACCGGCAACGCCGATGATGCCGTCAAGGCGTTCGAGAAGACCACCACGAAGGCGGCCGCTTTCGGCAGCGCCATCGGCGGATTGGCCGTCAAGGGCGTGACCGCGCTGTGGGACACCGTCAAGGGCTTCGCCGGCGACGTGGTGAACATGTCGGACAGCACCGACAAGTTCGTAAACACCATGAGCTTCGCCGGCATCGACACCGCCAACGTCGAAAAGGCAAGCAAGGCGGCGCGCGACTACGCGGACCGCACAGTGTATGACCTGTCCACCATCCAGAACACCACGGCGCAACTCGCCGCGAACGGCATCAAGGACTACACCGGCCTTACAGAGGCCGCCGGCAACCTGAACGCCGTCGCCGGAGGCAACGCAGACACCTTCGGCTCCGTGGCCATGGTCCTCACCCAGACCGCCGGCGCCGGGAAACTTACCACGGAGAACTGGAACCAGCTTGCCGACGCCATTCCGGGCGCGTCCGGCAAACTCCAGGAGGCGCTGCTGAAGAACGGCGCGTACACGGGCAACTTCCGCGACGCCATGGCGGATGGCCAGATCACCGCAGACGAGTTCAACCAGGCATTGATGGACCTCGGCATGACCGACGTCGCCAAACAGGCCGCGACCTCCACAAGCACCATCGAAGGCGCGATGGGCAACCTCGAAGCCGCAGTCACCGGCGGCCTGACCGACGCATTCAACCTGTTCAAACCGGCCGTCACCGGCAGCATCAACGCGGCCGCGACGGCAGTCACAAACCTCGCGCAGACCGGCACGCAGGGATTGCAGACGTTCTTCGCACAGGTCAAGGACACCGGGGCGTTCGTCGCATTGCAGACGGCCGCGCAATCCGTCGGCGGCGGACTGCAATCGCTCTGGGACGGAATCATGAACGTCGTGAACGCCATGACCGGAGGACAACCGGCCGGCGTGGCCTTCGGCAACATGCTCACCGCCGTCGCCACGGCAGCGCAGACGGTCGGCGGCTGGCTGAAGACCGCCGGAAACTGGATCAGTCAGAATCTGGATCTTGTTACCCCTCTCGTGGCCGCGGTCGGCGGAGCCGTCGCAGTCGTCACCGCCGTTACCACGGCCATGCAGCTGGCCGCGGCCGCGCAAGCGCTGCTCAACGCGGTCATGGCCGCGAACCCGATCATGCTGGTCATCACGCTCATCGCCGCGCTCGTGGCCGGACTCACCTACTTCTTCGCCTGCACCAACACCGGGCGGGCCATCTGGTCGAGCTTCACCGGCTTCCTTGGCTCCTGCGTGCAGGGCATCATCGGCTTCTTCTCCGGCCTCGGCTCCACCATCGTCAACATCTTCAACTCGTCCGCGAACGGCGCCAGGAACACGTGGAACGGCGTCGTCGGCTGGTTCCGCGGACTACCAGGCTCCATAGCCGGGTGCTTCGGCAACGCCGGCAGCATCCTCGTCAACGCAGGCGCAAGCATCATCAACGGTTTCTGGGACGGCCTCAAAAGCGCTTGGAGCAACGTGACCGGCTGGATCAGCGGCATCGGCGACTGGATCAAGGCCCACAAGGGCCCGATCAGCTACGACCGTCGCCTGCTCATCCCCGCCGGCCAGGCCATCATGACCGGCTTCGCCCAGGGCCTCAACAACGGGTTCGACAGCAACGTCGAAACCGCTATCAGCCGCGCCAACCGCAGACTAGCGGCCATGCCACTCAACCTCTCCGCACAAGGCAACACGGCCACACCATCCGTGATCAACACCTGGAACGTGGAGATCAACGGCGAGGTCATCGACAAGGACGGCACCGCCAAGGCCATCAAACGGCTCCTGGCCGACTACGACTCAAGGAGGTCATGAGATAGATGCAGCAATGCTTCATGTTCATCGACACAGGCAACGGCTGGACACCGGTGAACGACTCCGCCAAGGACATCGCAGCCCTCGACTCGTTCACCATCGACTGGGGAAGCGACAGCATCGACGAACAGCCCGAACCTGCCGTGATGACCTTCACCCTGCGCGACAAGACCGGACGGCTCGCCGGCCAGGCATTGACATTGGCCGGCATGAAAGTGATCGTGCAGTTCTCCGATCAACCCAGATGGCAAGATCTTCAGCCGTCGATGGGCGGCTGGGAAGATCTGCGCATCCCGATCGACTCGCTGCACCGCGCCTACTCCCCCGACTCGCCGGAATCCACCGACTCGCCCGCCGAAACAATGTTCGCCGGCACCGTCTCCACCGGCGGCAGCATCGAACCGGCCAGCGACGGCGGGTGGCTGCTCAAACTCTCCGCCACATCGAGGATGGCCTTGTGGAAGCGCCTGCAATCCCAGGGCCCGACAGACACGACCGCGAAATGGGACGGCGCGCACTGGATTGGCACGCCATCCGCACGCCTCGCGGAGATGAACCGCAGGGCCTCGGAGCAGGGAGCGCCGGAAGCCCAACTGGACGGGCTCGCCCTGCCGTCAAGCGTCGCGCCATACACACTATCCGACCATCCATCGCAGCTCGACCTGTTGCACCGGCTCACCGCCGGGCCACGACTCCCACAGTGGCATGAGGTCTACGACGGCGCGGCATCAACCCTCAGGCCGCTGTTCCTCGCCGACCCGATCGCCGTGCACCTGACGTCGGACGGCCGTCTCAGCATTCTCACCGGCGGAGAGACCCGCCACGCGCTCTCGGCATCCGACATCGAGGCATCGACGGATCTGAGCATCACCGAACCTTTGACTCAGGTGGTCATCAACGCGAAACGCGTCAAATCGGACAACGGCAAGCTCTCTTTCGATGACGTGGAGATCACGATGGGAGCCCAGAACCGTCTGCCACCCCAATTGACCGCCATGCAGAAGAGCCTCACCATCGATTCCGACATGCTCGCCGTGGACGACTCGGGCGGCGTATGGAACAGCGGCGGCACCTCGAACGTCAGTGACACGGACCGCGCCAACATCGCGCAATGGCTCGAATCGCACGACCTGCGCATGGTGCCGGAGACAGTGACGTTCAACAGCACGCGAATCGACCCGGCACGACGGCCATGGCTGTACAAGGCAAGCCCATCCGGCCCGTTCATCATCGTCAAGGCCAAGGCGTCGGCCCTGACCGGCTCAGACGGCCGACCGGCCTTCACCGGCCCAATCACGACCATCGGCGGAACGCTCTCATACCGGTGGCGCGCGGGCAGGCCAATACTCACCCAGGAAGCGACGCTCACCGTGCTTCGACCGCTCTTGACGAACCGCATCACATGGGCCGACCTGCCATCCACCCTCAGCTGGCAGCAGCTCGACCTGCACATCTGCGACCTTTCGATGATCCAGATCATAGACGCTTCAACCATCGACGAACAGGAAGGAACACAATGACAGCGACGACACCCATCTACGGGCTCTCATATCCCGAAGGCTCCGACCTCGTATCAACCGCGCCGGACTCGTTCAAGTCCATGGCCGACACGTTCGAGCAGGCGCTTGATCAAGTGGACAGACGCAGCACTCCCACAGGCGTCAAACCCGTCATCGCCACCACTCTCAACACGCTCGCCAATACCACAGGCGTCACCGGTCAGACCGGCTATGTCACCGCCGACGCCACCGCCGCGAACAACGGCGCGTATGTCTGGACCGGCTCGGCATGGGTCAAGCTCGTGACAGCGACCGACATGGCAGTGCCTGAACTGACATTCAGCCACCCGGACTTCAGCATCGCCGCTTATCCCCGACGCGCCGGCAACCTCATCGTCTGCCCAATCAAAGTCATCCGCACTGGCGGCGACTGGAACATGGCGGCATGGGAGATGACTGGAATCTGCAAAATCCCCGCCGGTCTCCGACCCGGTGCAGGCATCGACATCAACGTTCTCGGTGTGGACAATCTTTCTTCCGCATCTCCGATGACCGGTTTCACCATCAATGAGGGTGAGATTTTCTTCCGTGCCTTCAGAGGCTCGGTTGCTTATAAGAAGAACACATGGACCAGCGCCATTCTCGCATGGCGCATCGAACGTTAGGAGCAAGGAATTGGATACGGAAATCGCGGCGCTCTGCATCGTCGGCATCATGATCGTCATGGACTTCCTCACCGGCTTCGCCAAGGCCGTGAAGAACCACGACGTCAGCAGCGGGAAAATGAGGGATGGGCTCTGGCACAAGGTCTCTTTCGTCATGATCGTGGCCTTGGCCGAGATCCTGGAACATGGTCAGCGCGTCCTTGACATGGGCTTCGCCGTGCCGATCATCATTCCGACATGCGTTTACATCGTTCTGACAGAAGTGGCGAGTGTCATTGAGAATCTGTCGGAAATCAATCCGGAACTGCATGACAGCCCAATCCTCGCTCTCTTCCGCAGCAGCAAGGAAGGCGACTGATGGACGGGATCATCTGGAAGGGAAGCCCGAACCATTACACGGGCCGACAAGGCTACGGCGTCACGCACATCACGCTGCACATCATGGTTGGGTACCTCGCCGGCACCGATTCGACGTTCGCGAACCCATCGAGCCAGTCATCGGCACATTACGGCGTCGGCGCGACGGGCGAGATCCACCAATACGTCGCGGAGACGGACGGCAGCTATTCCGACGCGAACTATGCGTCGAACTGCTCGACCATCTCCATCGAGCACGAAGGCGGCATGGCTGACGGCGCGGTATGCACCCAGGCGTGCATCGACGCAAGCGCCCGATTGTGCGCCGACATCGCACGCCGGTACGGGTGGAAAAAACTGTGGCACGACGGACTGAGGGGCAATGTTTGGTTGCACAGGGAGATCCCAGGCACCGATCACGCGGCTTGTCCGGACCTCGCGCCCAACGGCCTGCCGTTTCAGCAGGTCATCGATAAGGCAAACAACCTACTGGAAGGAAAAGAAATGGCACTGACAGATGAAGACGTCACGAAGATCTGGACCCACAAGCTGCCTAACGGCGCATGTGTCCGAGATTGCCTGTCACCGGCGATCCAGGACATCTTCGCCATGCACGACACGGGCCTGACCAATGGCGTGTGGCTGCATAAGCTGCCGAACGGCCGGCCGGCAAGGGACATCATCAGCGACGCCACCAGCGACGTGATTCGTATGCATGATACTTTGATCCCGCAGCTCACAGCGCAGATCACAGCGCTCTCAGCAGCCGTTGACGCAATGGCCAAGAGCCTCGGCGCTGACCCGGACCAGATCGCGGAAGCTGTCAAGAAGGCCGTTGCCGACAAGCTCGACAGCTTGCACATCACCATCAAGGCCGAGGATTAGACCGCGAGCCGGACGGCCGCCGTGGCTTCTCTCAGCCGGCCGTCCGGCATCGCAACGTAATGCTCCGTGGTCTCAACCGACTCATGGCCTAGAAGTTCCGCGACCACGAACAGGTCGTGTGTGGCGGCGTAGGCCGTGGTGGCGAACCGGTGGCGCAACGTGTGCGCGGCGTACCCGTCCGGCAGCAGGCGGCTGATGTGGTCACCGATATAGGATTCCTCCACATGGCCGCCGAACCGGCCAGGGAACAGGTAGCCCCGCGCGTCCATGATGATGCCGGCCAGATCATCCGGCAACGGCACGATACGTTGTTTATCGCCTTTGCCGCGCACGATCAATGACCGGCCGGCGTTGTCGGCCACCACGTCATCGCTGTGGACCCGTGCGATCTCGCCACGCCGCAGTCCGCACTCCGCACCGAGCCGGATCATGAGTCTTTCCGACGTCGTGGCCATCTCCATCGCCGCAGCGATGTAACGGTCCGGGCATGGTCTGGGATGCGCGTGCGGCTTCTTCACCCTTGGCACGTCCAGACTCGGATCATCCGACCGTCTGCCGCTTTTATGCAGCCATCGGAAAAACGACGATATGGTGTTCCTGTATGCTTTGCGCGTCTCCGGTTTCCATTGCTGCCGCGCAAAGACCTGCACGATCTGCTCCGTGGTCACGTCTTCGGGACCTGATGGCATGAGCAGCGCCGCGAGATGCACCATCTTGTATCGACGGCTTTTGATTGTCTGTGCTGATAGGCCGGCCGCCTTGAGGGTGTCAGTCCACCCTTCGATGCTTCTGCGCCATGGGACCGGTGCGCTGATCTTGTTTCTCATGATCCATCATGGGCATCCTGATCTTCATGCGGCTAAACTGAGCTTGGATAAGCTCAGAAGCCCCATGGATTTGAACCTTGGACCTCTGGTGTCCCCAGAGGTCCATGGTTCAAATCCATGCCCCGCTACCAATTGAAACCGGAAACCTTTTGGTTTCCGGTTTTTTGTTTTTCTAGGACGCCTCG